AGGTGCAGCTCAATATCAACAACAAGGAGCTATTGGTAAATATAATCAAGCAGTACAAAATCGTAAAGCAGCTGTATTAGAACAAGAAGCACAACAAATAGAAAAACAAACTGAATTTGATATTGCTCAGTTTGATAAAAAATTTGAACAATTAGAAGGAACAACAAAAGTAAATTTAGCTAAATCTGGTGTTGTTCAAGGTAGTGGCACATCATATAGAATTGCTATGGCTAATGCTAGAGAAGCAGAATTACAAAGAAATATTATGAGATACAATTCTAAAGTTGCAGCAAATAAAAAAATGGAAGAAGCTAGTTTTGCTAGAGTATCTGGACAACTTGCTAGAGAACAAGCTAGACTTGCTCAAATTAATACTATTGCTAGTACAGGAACTTCTCTATTAACAATGTCAAGTGGTTCATCATTTGGAACTAAATCATATACTCAAGGAGCTGGATCAAGTAAAAGTTTATTTACATCAGATCTTACATATTAATCATGCCAAAGATTCCTACATTCACAACACAAGCTAGACCAACAGCAGAAGTATCTTCTACAACAGCTACAGTTTCTGTTCCTTTAACACAAACTTTAGGTTCAGCATTAAAGCCTGTTACAGATGCAGTTGTGCAACATAGGATTCAAGAAAAAAATTTTGAAAATAAAACTGAAGCATTAAAATTAGAAAATGAAGCATTATTAGAATTTACTGATACTTTAGATAGAGCAAGTAGATTAGATAATAAAGATCAAGCATTTGAATTAGTTAAAACAGAATCTGAAAGAATTAAAAATACATTTTCAAATAGAGCTTCTAATAAATATGTTCAAACATTATTTAATAATAGTTTTTATGGTGAAGTTCAAAAAGGAATATTTAAAGTTAATTCAAGAGTATCAACTAACATACTTCAATCATTAGATAATGAAGTTAGTGTTAAAAAAAATAGATTATTAACTCAAGCATATTTAGATAAAGATCCATTAGCTTTTCAATTAGTTGGTTCTGAACTTAAAGAACTTTATGAAAATAACTTTAAAGGAAGAATAGATGTAGATGATTATAATAAATTAATTCAAAATATACCAAGTGAATTAGAAATATTTGAGGCTAATCAAATGATTACTGAAAATCCTAGTCAAGCATTAAAAGATTTAAAAAATAAAGATAAATTTATAAATATTGATCTCAATGAAAGAGACAAATTAATTAGAGAAGCTAAATCAAGTTTATTACCACAGGTTAAAGATCAAATATTAAATATAGAAGCTGCTGGAAAAAATGGTGATATTATACCTTATGATGATGATTTAATTAAAGATGTTTTATCTACAGAAGATTATAATAAATTTAAAAGAGGTTATGGAATAATTTTAAAAACAGCAGATGATATTAAAAAAATAAATCAAAGTACAGATCAAGAAGCTGCTAAAGTAATAAGAGAAAAAGATTATTCTGGTTTAACTTATATTGAAAAACAAGATATTGAAAATGCTTTAATTGATGCTCAATCTTCCAAAAAAGAAGATTTAGCTAAAGATCCTGTTGCTTTCTTATATAGAACTGATGATGAAGTAGAAAGATTAATTAAAGAATATGATGCAGATCAAAATCCAGAATCACAATCTAAAAAAAAATTAGAACTTACAAATATATTAGTAGAAAAACAAAAAAAACTTGGACAAGATGATAGTTTAATTAGAGTAATGGGTTCAGCTGAATCAAATCAATTTGTATCAAAATATATGATTGCAGATGAAAATCAAAAAATAAATATGTTGAAATCTTTAGAAGTAGATTTTGGAGATTATAGTTCTAATGCTTTAGCACAATTAACTGCTAACGGATTACCTGTTACTGCTGAACTATCTCTTATTTTTGATAATCCAACATTAACTAAAAAATTTATGAGTTTTGACTCTGAAGAAAAAAAGAAAAATTTAGATCAATATTTAAAAGATCAAGGAGCTTCCAAACAAATAGATATAAGAAATGCTATTCAAGAAGGAATACAAGAATTTGAAAATGTAGTAATGATAGCAAATCAATTTGATACAAGTGTAGCTTTCAATAAACTTTCAGATATTAAAGATACATTAACTTATTATGCTGCGAATGAAATGTTAGTTAATGGACAAAATGAAAAAAAAGCTATTGAGTCAGCTATTAATTTAATCAAAGGAAACTTTGATGTAGAAGAAACTTATTTTGTACCAAGAAAATATAATGGAAAAAATTTATCTGATAACCATGTTGAAAAATTTAAAGAAAAATTAGACATAGTTCAAACTTATTACATTGATGAATATAATCCAGATCTTTTTAAATCAACATTTGAAGATGATGATAAAGAGTTAAGTCAAGAAATGAAATATCAAATTAAAAATAATGGTGCATGGATAAATTCTGCTGATGGATCTGGAGTTGTTTTTGGAATACAATTTGATGATGGTTCTTTTGGTTTATTATCAAAAACTATTGTAGATGCAGATACAGGTGAAGAAATGTCAGTACCATTAAAAATAAATTTTGATGATATAAGTTATACAGTTCCATATTCTTCAATAGCAATAGATCCTAAGATAAGAGAAAAAACTGAAATGCAAGAACCAAGAGGATCTTATGGATCTTATTATTCTGAAAGTATAAAAAAAAAAATAATTAATTCTGATGAAAAAATATTAGGTAAAAGATAATGGCTAATTTAGCTTTTGGTATAGATGTAAATGAAAATGCAAAAGAAAATGGTTATGATCTTTATTCAACAACTTTAAAAAAAACTTTAGGTGCTGTTTATGAAGATACTTGGAAGTTTAATCCAATATCATCAATTATAAGAAGTTATGAATTAAGTTCTACGCAAAAAAGAGCAAGAGAAGAAGATGAACCTTTAATACCTAGAGATGAATTAAATAATAAATATTCTGATTTAGGTTTAGTATTTGATCAAGATGAACCACAATCTGTTGTTGATATTATTGTTGATAGAAAAGAAAGTGAAAGAAGAAGGCAAAGTATTATACAAAGAGGACCACAGGGTTTTTTACCAGGAACATTAAAATTTTTAACTGGTCTTGGAACAAGTGTTTTAGATCCAATTAATATTGGTGTTTCTTTTATTCCTGTTTTTGGACAACTTAGATTTCAAAGATTAGCAAGATCTGTTGGTTTTAATAAAGCAAGATTTGTTAGAGGAACAGTTGAAGGTAGTGTGGGTGCTGCTGTTGTTGAACCTTTTATTTATAGTGCTGCACAAAAAGAACAAGCAGACTATGATCTTGCTGATAGTTTTTTGAATATAGGATTTGGAACTTTATTTGGTGGCGGACTTCATGTTGGTGCTGGTAAATTAAAAGATATTAAAACTATAAAAGATTTTAAAAGAAAAGTTAGAAAAGCTAGAGAAAATTTAGGAATTAAAAGTACAGAAGAACCAGAAATAGATCTTTATAAAATATATTATCCAGAAAATGCTGAGACAATGATGAAATTAGATAAAGCAAAACCAGAAACTAAAAAGGCTTTATTAGCAAAAGCTGTGGGAGATGTTCTTTCAGAAGAACAAGTTGATGTTAGAAAAACTGCAGAAATAGATCCAAATTTAAGAACAACAGATGAAGTTGTTCCAGAAAAAATAAATACAAATACACAATTTTCTAATCCAGATAAAGTTGAATTAGATACTTTAGAAAAAAATATTGGTAATGAAAGAAATGTTTCTAAACAAGTAGATTTAGATAATGAAGCATTAGAAATTCAAGTAAATGAAATTAGAACAAGACAAAAAGAATTAGGTATTATAGATGATCCAGAAGTTAAATCAACTCAAGATGAAATAGATGAAGTTTCTACAAGAGAAAGAGATATAAACAATATTATAGTTGATGCTATAAATTGTGTTAATGGTAAATAATTATGGCTAAAGACAAATGTTTTATTCGTGTTGAAAAACTTTTAAAAGATTCATCTATTAAATCTTTAAAAGCAGATGAGATATTAGATGATATTCGTAAAGCACAAGCTGAACAAAAAATAACAAAACTTGATGATATTAAAGTTCCAGATGTAGCTAAAGATGTTTTAGAAAGAAGAAAATTACAAAAAAAAATTAATAAAAGAAATGCTTTTGAAAATGAAATTAAGATAAGAGAATCAGTAGAATATGTTTTAAAAGAATTTCCAGAAAATCCAGAAGAAGGTTTAATTGCAATATTAGTTGGTTCTAATCAACAAAAATTAGGATCAAGATCTGCTGTTGCTTTACAACAATTTGCTATGCAAAGACAATTAATTGCAGGTTTTAATCAAAAACTTAGAGAAAATAATTTAGAAGATTTTTTCTTTAAAAGCACAGATGAATTTGGAAAACCTATTCCAGATTTAGAACAAAGATTAACTAGAACCATTTATGAGTTAAATCAAAAACAAACTGCTATTGAACAAAGAACTGGTATTAAACCACCAGTAACAGAAAAAAATCAAGATATTGTTAAATTAGCTACAATCATGGAAGAATATTCTGAAATGATTAGAAGAAAATTAAATGATCGTGGTGCTAATATTGAAAAACTTTGGGGTTGGATTATAAGACAATCACATGATGCTTATAAAGTTAGAGATGCAGCTAAAGTATTAGGAAAAAAAATATTAGATGGTGCAGATAATTATAGTGAAAATTTAAAAGCATGGAAAGAGTATGTTACTCCATTGCTAGATGAAGAAAGAACTTTTGCAAACACAGCAGATAGAGATGAGTTTTTAGATTTTGCTTATAACTCACTTATTAAAAATCATTATTTAAGATCAGATGGTGCTATTAATTCTTTTGGTTCTCGTAATGCACCAATTAACTCTAATGATGTTACAAAAAGAGCTGCTGCAAAAAGAGTTTTACATTTTAAATCACCAGATGCTTGGCATCAATATAATTCTAAATTTGGTGTTGGAAGTTTAAAAGAATCTTTTTTTGCTGGACTTGATGTTGCTGGAAGAAACATTGGTATTATGGATACATTAGGAACTAAACCTCAAGAAAATTTTGAAAAAATTAGAGATCTAGTTGCAAGACGATTAGTTAAATTAGAAAAATCTACAGAAAAAATATCTGGTGGAAAATTTGAAAAATTTTTAATGGTAGTAGATGGAAGAATACATGGAGTAGAAGATTTCTCTTTTGCTAAATGGTCTGCAATAACAAGATCTATTGCATCAATGTCTAAACTTGGATTTGCAGCTATATCTGCTATGGCAGATGTTGGATTGTATGCTTCAGAAATGAAGTATCAAGGAAGATCTTTTTTAGGTGGTATGGGTGAAGCATTAGGAAGTTTAGCAAAATTAAAAAATAAAAAAAATAGAGAAATTGCAGAACAATTAGGCTTTATTGCTGACAATATGATTTATGATTTAGCAGCAAGATATTCTATTGGTGATAACTTAAATAAAAAATTTACTAAAATTCAAAGAACTTTCTTTAAAGCTAATTTACTTAATTGGTGGACTAATAGTTTAAAAGAAGGTGCTATGCTTGGTATGGCTAATTACTTAGCTAAAAATAAAGATATTAAATTCAATTCATTAAATGAAAGATTAAAAACATTATTAAAACAATTTAATGTAGATGAAGTTAAATGGGATGCTATTAGAAAAGTAGCTATGGAAAAAGCTGATGATGGTAGAGAATTTTTTTCTGTCAGAAATTTAGATAAATTAGATGACAATATGATTAAAAAAATAACTGGTAAAAAAAATTTAACTAAAAGACAAATAGATATTGAAAGAGAAAAATTTAAAGCATCTATATCTGGTATATTTTTAGATAGATCTACCTTTGCAGTTATTGAACAAGATGCTAGAGTTAAAGCAACATTAACACAAGGAACTTTAGCTGGAACTGGTATTGGTGAGGCTATTAGATTTTTTGCACAATTCAAGGCATTTCCTTTTGCTATTATTCAAAAAAGTTTATCAAGAGAAATATCATTTTTTAAAGCAGGTAATTCAGCAAGAGGTGTTTTAGGATTAGCATCTATATTTATTAGTAGTGCTTTACTAGGATATATTTCAATGACAGCAAAAGATTTATTAAAAGGTAAAACACCAAGAGATCCATCAAAAGCAAAAACATTTTATGCTGCATTACTTCAAGGTGGTGGACTAGGTATATATGGTGATTTTTTATTTACAGAAACTAAAGGTGCTTTTGATCTTTTAGGTCGTTTTGCAGGACCAGTTCCTGGAACAGCAGCTGAAATAATACAAGCTATCCAATATGGTATACAAGGTAAAAAAGATGCCGCCTTAAAACAATCTTATAGAACTGTAACAGGAAATATACCATTTATTAATTTGTTTTACTTGAAGAGTGCATTCGATTATATTATAGGTTATCAAATGATGGAAACTCTTTCTCCAGGAGTTTTAAGAAGAATTGAGAGAAAGATGAAAAGAGATTCTGGACAACAGTTTTTATTGACTAATCCATCATCTAAGTTTAAAGGATTTTAATATATGACAATATCATCTACTACAGTAAAGAACTCATACGCAGGTAATGGTACTCTTGATACCTTCAACTACACATTTAAGATCTTTGCTGACACAGATTTACAGGTTATCATTAGGGATGCGACAGCTACTGAAACAGTAAAAACTTTAACTACTCACTACACAGTAACAGGTGCAGGTTCTGCTTCTGGTG